AATAACTTATTCAACTCAGAAGTGGATCCAACAAAAATAGCTTTGTCAATATTTGTGGTAGTAGTTTCTTTTTTGGCGCCAGATATTTCACGCATTTCTTTTTGGATTTTGAGAAGTCTGTCATTGGCTTCTGTCATATTTTTTAATAATGTGGCATACACCTCAAAGGCTCTTGGATGCTGACCAGCTTTGGCAATTTCCAATATCTCATACATGGCTTCTTGGCCTTGGTCAATAATACCTTGAAGATTTTCTTTTGATTGCTGGTAAGCGTCTGTTAAATCAGACTCAATGTCAGGTTGTTTATAATGTGTGGTTAAAGATGTTTTCTTTGGAGTTTCTTCCATTTTTTCACCAATTGGATTTACATCAAAAACTTCACTCAAACTTTTATCAATATTATTCATATTATTTTATATAGTATTAATTAACACCAAATCCTGATATAAACCAAGTATTTGCTTTTACCATCATTAATGTTGCAACACCGTATGGTGTAACATTGTGGCTGCCTGATATAGTATTTCCAGCATTATATAAAGATACGCCTGTATTTGGATATACAGTAATATTTGATGAAACAGCCGTATTTTGAGAAACAACCATAATGGTTGTACCATTAGTAAATGCAACGTTTGCAGATGTTGGTATGTATAAGATTACGTTTGATGATTGAGTGTAATAAATGTATTTGCCGGCATCAGATAATTGTAAAACATAATTTCCAGATTCAGCATTTTGTGCACGACCATTGGCTGCATTGTTAGCAGTATTGAATGCTGATTGTGCTAAAACATTGGCTGAATTGGCTTGTGTATAAGCAGCATTAGCAAAAGTAAATAAATCTACGCTAGTATTTGTATAAAAATTATTAGAAGTTACATTAGCAAATACAGGTGTACCATTTGTTTGTAAATTTTGTGGATTATTAAAGTATAAAGCATTACCAGAACCAACAATTTGAATACCATTATTACTATTAAAATATAAAGTACCTAGAGGTGCTGTCGCAAAATTACTTGTACCAGAAAAAAGGTTTGGCGCACCATTTGCACGTGTATAAGCATTTTGAGCCAATATACTTGATGTATTGGATTGATTATAAGCTGCATTGGCAAAACTATATAAATCAACACTAGTATTAGTATAAAAATTATTTGATGTTATTGTTGCAAATGTTGGGGTAGCATTTGTTTGTAAATTTTGTGGATTATTGAAAAATATATTATTTCCAGAACCAATAATTTGTATACCATTATTACTATTAAAATATAATGTTGAATTAAATGTTCGAGCAACACTTAAATTTGTACCATAAAATGAAGAAGGTACAGTATTAGAAGCTGCAAATAATTGATTTATTTGAGTACTATTAAATGAAGTTATTAAATTAGTACTATTTGCTAAAGTGTAAGCATTTGCAGCAAGTGCATTTGCTGTGTTAGCTTGTGCGTAACTAGATTGAGCATAAGCAATAGCTGAGTTTACAGATGTATTAAAATTTAAAAGTACATTAACTGCATAAGATTCTGTTGCTATTCTTTTTCCGCCTGGCGTAATACCATCGTGTATAGTAATTGTACGAGCGTTTGCGTCAATGATTAATTCACCATCTGCACCTGTGGTGTTAGCAACTGTTGTATTAGCATATCTTTTAAATTGTAATGTTCGGGACATTTTAGTTTCCTAAATCGATTGGGTTTTCTAATTCGTACTCTAAATCGTCTTTACCTAATACAACCAATAAATCGCCAGAGAAGTTAGTTGTATTAACTACATTATTACTTGTATTTGGAATAATATTAGTAATTGTAGTAAATGTATGTGTCGTATTTGCGTTTGCATCTGTTGGGCTTGCAACCGTAATAATTTGAGACAATTTTGTTGGTAATAATTTGTATGAATTGAATGTATAATTGGCATTTGTTTTAGCGCCAACAATAGATTGTGAAGATACAAAATTACCGTTAATATTTTTTATAGTTAATTGGTTATTTATAGGCACCCAATTTAATACTGTTCCTGTAGCAGTTGCCATACTAGGACTAACACCTTGATATACAAATTCACCTTCTTGATATGAGCCAAAACCATTTGAATTCATAGTTAACACAACTGAATTTGCCGCTGTAACATCATTGAATATATTGGTAATAGATGTTGTAATAAGTTTTGGTGTATTTATTTGACCAAAAATAAAACCTTTAGCTGTAAAATCCAAAGTCCAAACAATAGTTCTTGTATCAGAATCTCTTGAACCCTCATACGTGATATCAAAATTAGTTGAATTCAATACAACAGGTATTTCTTTAATCACACCTAACTCTGGTACCAAATTTAATTTAATAGTATAATCAGGAGTAAAATACGGTAATATATGTTCTACGATTTGATGAGCATCTTCAATATTTCTTGTATACAAATATAAAGAATAACTGAAGTTGTATGGTACAGGATTATACTGTGATACTACTCCTGTACCTGTATTTGTAAAATTTTTGGTGTTTGTATTTTGTTTTCTTGTGGCATCATAACTCATACCAGTTAATTCAAACGACATTCTTGGTAAAGTCATTTGAACTTTTTTATCTAAGTTATAATCACTCTGAAGTCTTTGAACATACAACTCTTTAGCGGCATAAGCAATAGGTACAATAATTCTTTCTGATTCTGTACCATCACCGTTGTAACGTACTAAAGTAATGTTATCAAATAAACCACCAAAACCTGCGGTAATTTTTCGAATAACATGATTATAAGAAACGTTAGCCATTAAATTTTTCCAAACGTATTAGATTCTGTTGTATCAATTACAGAATTTGCTAAACCTGCAATATAAGAATTGTCAAAGTTTTCGTTTGCTGGTGCAGTTGCTAATGGGTCAAACGTTGACAAGTAGTATTGAGCATTACTTGAAGCACCAATAATTAATTGACCATCAATAAATTCGCCAGCAATATTTGTAACAGTTAACGTGTTATTAATTGGCGTCCAAGATTGTACATATGCTTGTGCTGTTGAATCAGCAATTTTACCATCTGGTGCTTGATAAACAACCTCATTAGTTTGGAATATTCCTGTGCCTGAACCTGTATTCAATGTAATTGCGTAAGCGGATTGTTGTGAAATAATATCGATATCTGGAACACCAGTCTTGATAATTTCTTGTGAGTACTTGAATTTTTCCAATTCTAATTCGTAAAAATATGGTACTTTTCTTCCTAACATAAAGAAATCTTTAGTTTGGTCTGTAAATTTAATTTCATACAATTCACCAGTACCATTTAAAAAAGGTATATAAATTAAATCACCTTCACGTGGTCTGCTAAAAGTAGTTTGTGATACACGTTGAGAAAAAGAACGTTTAGAAATAATTACTTTAACAGTATTTTTAATTTCTAAACCAAACTTAGAAAAGAATTCTCTTTCACCACCATATTCTAAAGCATTTGATAGATACATTTCTAATGAAAACGCTGAAGAAAAATACTTAACTGGATCTTCACCAAAAAGTAAATCACGAGCCGCATCATTTTCATTAGGCAAATAGTAAGCATCAAATCCTTGAATCTTAATTGATTCTACAATAATATCTTCAATTACCCGTTGTTCGGTTACTGAGCCATAATTATTAAAATATTGAGAAATTGGCATAATAATTTCCTATAATTAATTCATAAAGAATTCTAAAATACCACCGTAATTATTTTCCATTTCTCTTTCTAGTCTTGCAATTTCTTCACAAGCTTCTTGATAAATTTTTGGGCCGTCTAATGTAACACCACCTGGTAATTGTAGACCGGCAAACTTAGATAAGTTATTACCCCAAGTTCTCTTGATAAGTTGTGTGGCATATTCTTTTAACCAACGGTCATTCCAAACATTATTATATACATCAGGATTAATTGCCGCATAACATTCGGCAACCACAATAGTACCAACTGGCGCTTCTGAAGCACCCCAATTCCAATCAATATACAATCTCTGCATATGTCTTTGGAATCGAATAGGAACTTCTCCAGTGAACATGATTTCTAAAGAACGTAAGTGTTGAGTAGTCAACGTATAGTTAATGTATGATGCGGAGGTAAAGTCGTACAACTCATTTAAACGTAATTGATATCTAAGGTCAAACATATTGGCTGTTGCCTGTGAATCGGATATTGGAAATATACGGGTAATACCAACAATTTCCATTGGATTACCTTGAGCATCTGTTGATTGGCTCAAGTCCAAATACTTGTTATCAATATCGGTTTGTTGTAATGCTTTGATATAGTAGACTTTTTGTAGACCATCAAAGTGATAATCTTGCCAATATTGAAGTGCGTCATCAATACGGTCAGATACTTGGTCATCATCCACGTTAATTTGAATAACTGGAAAGCCTAATCTTCTAAGACAATAATTTGTGAAGTCGGTTCGGTTAGTGATTGTTGCCATCAATTCCTCCTATATGGAGGTATTTATCTAATGTGGGAATGTATTATTCGGCTGCCTCTGGTGTTCCTCCTGAAGTTATTGTACTCATATTATGCCCATGTTCCTATACTTGTATTTGCGCCTGCTGTACCAATTGGTGAAAGTTTAAAATAACTTCCTGTGTAAGTAGCATATGCAGCACCTGGAGCTGCACTTAATTGATATTGTGGAATAAAAGTACCACCAGCATTTATAGATACTGTGCCTTTAACAATAACATACATATCTAGTGCTGTCGTTCTTGCTCCCATTACTACTGTTTGTGCTGCCGAAACAAAAGCATATTGGTTAGGTTGAGAGTTTGACATATTTGTTGTAAAACTTGTTGGATTATCACCTTCTTGTGCAAAATAACCAATGTTGTTTAATGTTGCAGTACCACCAAAACCAATACTTAAAGTGTGTGATGTTGATCCAGTAGCTCTAGCAAAAATATAAATTCCATCAAATTGATACACAGTAGACGCAGCGACAGTTACTCCAACACCAAATACAGGTTGAACAGTACTTGCATTTAAACCTGTATAAGGAGTTTCTAAACGATAAATTAATTCACCTGGTACAAGTCCAGAATTAAGTAATGTTGTGCCAGTAATAATAACGTTAGCCAAACTAATATTATTAGCAATAACTGTATTTGCTGTTAGTATATTTGAGCTAGGATTAAAAGTTAAACCACTTAACACATATTGATTACTGGTCAACCCACTATTAATAGGTTGACCAGTTAAATAAAAAGTGGTATTATCCGATACTGCTGGTAATACTTGTATCTTAGCAGTCGTAATCGACATAATAATCCTTTACGCTTGCGCTTCGTTCCAGGAATAACGTGCTACAACACTTCGAGAAGCAGTATCAATATTCTGTACACTAAATGTTAATACGTCAGGACCATTTGGATAAATGTTTGTTGCCGCATTAGCAGAACCACCACCAAGAATACTATGACCAATAGCAAGTAACTGTGTTAAATCTTGCTGTGTTGTAGCATATGTACCTTGAGCAGAGTTTAAGAAGAATCCAAAAACTGCTTCACCAGTATTTGCCGTTACAGTAGTACCTGCTGTGTGGAAAATATATTGTGATAGACTTGAACCACCAACGTTTTGCCATTGTTCTGCTGTGTTTGATGTTGTACCATTTAACACACAAGTTACCAAGAAAGAACCATTAGCGTACATATCAGTTTCAAATGGTAAATGCTGCATACGATTAATAATTTCACGTACACCAAGTTGAGAAGCACCAATACCATTTGATGCTGTAGGTGCAATACGGAAACTCATCAATGCTTGTGAACCACCAGTAGATACAGAAATTGGTGTTGTCATACCTTTTGTAAAGATGAATGATTTATCTGCTGTGAAGCCGCCATCCATAATAGCGGAAGTACCCCAATGGTTAATCTCAGGTGAGAATTGTGGTGCATGTAACTCAACGGCAGTCTGTGCTGTTGCTGTATAGATAAATGTTTGTGCTGCGTTTGCTAACGGAGCAAATGCATAAGAACCAGATGTTGTATTACCTAATGCTGACTGATTTAATGTAATGGTTGTATTAGCAACAAAACTTTGTACAAAAGTTACTGGTGCAATATTAGGACCAAATACCATTTGACCTACCTGAACACCTGTAGTACCTTGACCTGCAGTCAATGTTAATGTCGTACTACCTAAAGTTGAACTAGCAGAAATTGCTGTGTTACCTGCTTGACCTCTAATCAAACCAGTAAATGAGTTACCACTAATACCTGTATAAGTTACATATTCAGTATTAGAATATCCTAGACCACCTGTGTTAGCATTTCTAATTAATAATGTACCAGTATTTGGAAAACCAGTTGTACTACCTACGTTGATAATTGCATCTGTTGTTTGTAAGTTTGTACCAGCGCCTGAAGCACCACCAGTCATGAATGTGGTTTTACTAAATGTGTTTGTTTCGTAACGACCAGGTAAGTTACCTGAACGCATATAAGCAAGATAGTTAACGTTATTGTTGATAATCTTATGACAATATACTACGTTACCATCAGCACCACGAACACCAAAACGAATGAAACCAGCACCATACCATGAGTAATCGATATAGAACATTTGCATCTTAGTTAAATCAATTGTATAACCTGATGGTCCTGTGCCGTCTAAACGGTCAATATTAAATGATGATTGTGGAATACGAGTATCAACTGTTTTACTAACTACAACTGTACTTGCAGTAGTACCACGATATGCTGGTTGAATTTGTATTTGTTGGTCGGATAAAATAGCTTGTACACGATATGACATACCTTTAATAACAATAAAATCATTTGTTGTTAATTGTTTACTAAAAGATGTTGGGTACAATGAAGATGAGTTTACAATCGTAGAACCAAAAGTTACACTTGCTTGACCAGCAATCTGATAGGTAGAAGAACGTCTAACTACGTTTAATGTTTGTCCATCAAACTCCCAAAATAATCCATTTTGTGTATCAAAGATACCAATACGATTTGTTCCGTTATACCATGAGTTGGATGCTGCAACATAGTTACCGCTAGCAGTTGATGCTGATGGTGTTGATGTTGCTGTGTATTGGAATTGATATGGATTTAATACGTTAGTAACAGCAAATGTTCCGTTGTATGCAGTTTCATTGGCACCAGCAATAGCAATTGTCATTGAAGCAAAAATATTGTGTGGGTCTTTTGTTGTTACTGTTACTGTTGTACCATTTGAAGATAGTGCATCAAGATTCATCTGTGATTTTAATGTAGTACCAGTAGACATTTGAATACCTTTACCAGATTGGTAACGGAAATATCTACGAGTCTGACGAATGTATTGATGATTGTGTGATGATGAGTTTGTTGAGAAACGAACACCACCGTCAAATGAACGATGAGCTGCTGTACCTGTTGGTCTTGAATATAAGTTTGCTGACGTTAAAGTTACAGCACCAGCAGTTGGTGTAAAAGCACCAGTTGTATTATATTGGAATATGTATGGATTAACAATAGTAGCAACTGTCCATGAACCGTTAGCAGTTGAAGCACCAGTCATAGCAATTTCATTACCTACAAGTAAACCATGAGTCTGTGCTGTTGCAACAGTTACTACGTTACCAGAAACAGAAACAGAACTTAAAGCAATTGCAGCGTTACTGAATATTTGACCAGCATAACCAATCGTTACACCAGAGTTATATACAGAACCTGAAGCACCTGTAAAGAAATATTTACCAGTATATGTAAATGTGTTGGCACCAGCACCTGTTGTATTTGAATCAACAACATAAATTCCATCAGCACCAGCATATAGACTATCTACAACAACCACTGCGGAACCAATAGCAGGAGCCTGATTTGGTACAGTATTACCTGTATATGTTCTAGAACCTGTTGTTGCTTGAATATCATTTAAGTTGATACTACCAGTAGCAGTTGTATAATAAGCAAATGGACGATTGTTTAATAATGATAATTGTTCCCACTTGGTTGTTTGAATAGAATATTCGTAGTCGGTATCAATTAAAGATTGTGGTGTAGACACACGAAGTTTATTAATTGGATCCAAATATGTTTCAGAAGGAGAAAACTTCTCATCATATTCATCAATAACAATTTGTAATTTATCAGTAGAAGATAAAGCAGTTGTATTATAGTTTAATGTAATTGTGGTACTTGTTGTCGAACCATCAGCAGAAGTAGTAATAGTATAAGAAGTTGCTGTTAAGTTTGGATCCGAAAAGTTATAGATTACTTGGTTTGTTGTAACGTCAGTAATTAAAATCAAACGCTCTTTAGGAATAGGTCTAGGAATGACGATTGTTCTAGTCGAAGGCGTAAAGGTATAATATGTTTCAAGTATGGTTTTGCGTGCCATTTTATCTCCAATTAATTAGGAATTGCTTATTCTCTATTTAGTAACCCATTAAAATGTCTAATGGTTTAAATGGGTATGTTTTATATGTCGTTTGTGTGGTACCAACAACGGTTCTCATTAACACCTGTGAACCTTGTGGAGGACATTCAGCAAATTTAATATTTCCTGAATTATCTATACAGTAACCTTTTGATGCTGAAAGTATATTAGATAACCAAACCGTATCATATTTATAGTCAAATGCCGGTTGTAAAATACCGTTAATTGTTACAGTTAAATAAAATGGGCTTGCAATACTTACTGCTGAATTGTTATATTTTAAACCAAAAGTATTTGTAAATCCGTCAGTAGCATATGAAATATCATCTAAATCGTATATAGAAGTTCCACCACTTAAATATATACCGCCAGAACCATTGACAAAAGAAGTGACTTCAATCGTTTCATTTAATCTTGGTGCTTCAGATAATGTTAAAATATTACCAGATAAAGTGTATGCTGAATGTAACTGTGTAGCACCATCAATATTAACTGTAATAAAACTAGAACTTGGTGGTGATACTGATAAAGTAAATACTGTTTTAGAACCTGTACCAGTAAACGTATCTACAACTTTAATTGCTGAGTTAGTAACTGTGTTAGCTGAAGTAAAGGTAACAGTTTGGCGTTTCCAACTATTGGTCGCAGAAGTATAGACATATGAAATGCCATCAACTACTGCTATTTGTCCGGTGATTGGTGAGGTAGGAAAGGCCATGGTTTATTTATTGTGTTATAAATGGAGTCGATGGAACAGTAAAGTTGGCTGTATATCTAGCAACACCTTTGGTGATTCTAGCATCTTGAATATAACCACTATGATATACTGCGGCAGTCGTAGTTGATCCTATAACACATGGTGCCAATACTGTATCAGCAGTTGCATAAGTTCCTGTTGCTACCTGTGTTCCGTTTAAGAAAGTTCTCAAAGTTCCGCTGGATCTAGTTACTGCAATATGATACCAAGTATTTGTACTCAGATAAGTGTTATAAGTCTGTTGGAGAGCATTGGCATGACTAAACATAATACCATAAGGTCCTCCAGAACTCCTGTTTATACTTAAATCCCAACCACCATTAGTAGCGCCATCATATGTACCAATTATTCCCGAACCATATGTTTGGTTGGCTATAGTAGTGTATACCCAAACTTCAATAGTAAAATCTCCAGAACCTAATGTTAAATTAGGACTTGCAGGAGCTTGTAAATAACTAGAACCATTAAAATAATAACTATTTGTTCCGTATTGTTTGACATTACTATTTACTGAAACTCCACCAACGTTTATGAAATCATTTATCATAGTACTATCGTAAGCGCCAACGTTGGTGCCAGAAAGTAATAGAGCAGTATTAGATGGACCGGAGTATGCTATGTTAGCTGTTGGTAATAACGGTGCTGTAGGTGGTGTGAAATTGGATGTATAAAGTGCTTGACCAATTATTAAACGTGGATTGGAAATATAACCAACTTGTGTATTAACTGCAGGACCACCACCAATATAACCTGATTGTGCAGCATAAGTTGTACTACTTGTTGATGTTCCAACTAATACACCATTCAAGTATAAGAAGAATTGATTAGTACCTGTTCCAGTTCTAACTAATGCTATATGATTCCAAGCGTTTAATTGTGGGTTAGTTGATGCAGCAATCGCCCAGCTACCTGTAGTTGCTGCGGCTGAAAATGTTGTTGAGTTGTAACCAATTTGGAAACTATTACCGCCTGCAAATTTATAATAAGTATTATTTCCAGCAGCAGTAGGATATGCCCAAAATTCATATGTGAATGTATTAGTACCAATGGCTGCTTCAGGATAAGTTAAATAATCGTTTGTAGCAAAATAGTATGAACCACTATAAATTGTTGCTGCTGAACTAGAATCAACAATAGGCATCGGTGAATAACCAGGAGCTGCCATGGAAACTACGTTAGCAGATGGAGTACCATTAGCGGTTATAGTAAATCCATTGGTACTATTATCAATAAAGGTATTTGATGTAGAACCAGATTGTAATGTAAGTAATGCTGTGTTAGCAATAGCAGTTAGTGGTGTGTTTGTTGGAGTAAAATTAGAAGTATATAATGCCGTACCATTAACAACACGAAGGTTTGAAATATATCCATTAAAAAATTGACCTACTGTATATGATTGACCTATATAACTAAAATTACCTGAAGCATTATATAATGCTGAAGAAGTTGTTTGTGTTCCTTGTGCTACACCATTTATATAAAGAGTGAAAGTAGAACCATTGCGTACTATAGCTGCGTGGTTCCATGTATTTAAATTATAAGAACCGAAAGCACCACTATTCAACCAAGTTGAACCATCTGTTGAAAGTAACATATAAAGAGAACTACCGGTTATAGCAAATCTGACAGCCGCCTGACCGTTATTAGCTTGATTATAATTGAAAGCATATAAAGTTTGTGTTGCTGAAAGGTTACAATAAAACCAACATTCAATTGTTAAATTATTAGTTGAAAAATTAAATGCACTATTATATGGTATACTTAAATAAGATGTACTTCCATTAAATTGTCCAGCCCAACTCTGACTAAAAGGAACACTCTTAGTAGGCCTTGGAGTACCACCAGCAGTTATAGAATTAGGAGTAGTATTAGCATCATAAGTAACCGATTGACTAGATTGACAACATAATATTGATGTGTTTGTAACCACAGATAATGGTGCTGTTGGAGGAATAAAATTAGAAGTATAAAGAGCAACACCATTAATTACTCTAAAATTACTTATATAACCACCCCACCAATAAGGATTAGGTAATTGTGCTAATTGATTTTGAGTTCCACCATATATGGAACCAATTGTTGTAGTAATACCTAATATTCCATTTAAATAAACGTTAGCAGTATTTCCATTTCTTGTTACTGCAACATGATACCATGTATTACTTGGAGGAGTTGCTGGTCCACTAACGCTAGTATCCCAAGCACTTCCAGTCTGGCTACTTAATAATCTTATTTGGTTACTTCCGTTGTTCCAATCAAGTCTTAATCCTGCGTATGCAAATGTTCCACCAGTTCCGTTTAACCAGAATAAAGTACTTCCAGAAGTTGATAAAGGATTTACCCAACATTCTACTGTAAAATTTTGAGTAGTTGTAGAAAGTATTTGACCTGCGCCTGTTGCAAGTACCAAATAATCAGTTGTTCCATTAAAATACGTAGAGCCAATATAAGTATTTGACGAGGTTGCATAAGGTATTGAATTGGCACCAAAAGGATTAAAACGTTGAACGGATACAGGACCTGTAGAATTTAAAACTGTTACGGGACTGGCCAAAGAACTGTTATCTATAAATCTATTAGATTGTGCAGTAAGTAAAGTAGTACCTGATATAGCGGTTAAAGGACTAGTAGATGGTGTAAAATTAGAACTATAAACAGCGTTTGAAGTAATCCTTATATTGGACATATACCCACCAAATCCACTATAACCTCCAGCACTACCCCCGTTACCAACTCCAGCAGCTAGATATAAATTATCTGTTGAATCGTTGAACCAAGAGGTGGCATCTGTGACTGTTCCTACACTAGAACCATTGATGTAAAGAGTATAATTATTACCATTACTAGTTACAAACGCTAAATGAAACCATTGTCCTACTGGTACAGTAAAACTGATTGTTAGATAAGAAACACTCCTATTATCAATGAATACAAAAGCCGATGCTCCTATACCATAGTAATGTCCGTTTCCAATATTAGATGATGATATAGAAGTACAGAGTAAAGGATAAGCCGTAGTAATTCCGTTTCCACTAGGTAAAGATGTAAGAAAGAACCAACCTTCTATAGTTTTGGCTGTTGATGAGAGAAAAGAAGTAGAACCGTAAGCATATTGAATATATTGATTACCGCTAGCGGGCGTTGTAAATGAATTACTCCAGTTTGTACCAAAAGGCGTAAATGTTCCTTGACCTGGATTTCCTACTCTAGTAATATTATTATAATTGTAACTTGAATCTATTACAGTATTTGCATTAGAACTACCCGTAGTATTTGCTGAGTTTGTACTAGCACTCAACAATAAACTTGTATAATTAAAATAAGGGTCAGAAATTTGAATAGTAATACTAAATGTTTGTGTTGTATTTTGACTATAAGTATCTACCGCATTAACTGCAAATGTGTATACAGTAAGTCCAGAAATACCTGTAACTGTTCCGCTGAGTAATCCTGATGAACTTAATGTTAAACCAGGAGGTAATGTAGAACCTGATGCTACTGAATATGTTACAGTAGTTGTATCAGTAGCCGATAATTGAATACTAATTGGTGAGTTTACTACACCACCAGGTAATGTAGAACCTGTTGACCATACTGGTAAATCATTGTATGTTAATCCTGGTACGCTGATAGCTACACCACCATCAGGATTGGTCACATACACAGGATATGTTCCATCGACCTGTGCTGGTACTTGAACTAATAGAGCATTACTATTAGCAAATGTGGTCGCTGATGCTGTTTTGGTACCAACTAGAACCACAGCACCCGAAACAAATCCTGAACCATTCACTACGATATAACCACCTGTATTACTGACAGCTTGCCAGCCATTGGCTACAAAAGAAGAATTCGTAACAGCAATACTAGAGATTTTTGGAACGTTTACAGAACCACCAGAACTTGTTGTGGTAACATTACCAGCAACTAGATTTCCTGAAACAGTAAGTGTCGTAGCAATATTAGCTGAGTTAATATTGATATTTGAATTCGCATCAAGGACTTTTATTCGTGTGAGTGCCATGGTCTATTTATTGAGCTATGAGTGGACTAGATGGAACAGTAAAGTTGGTAGTGTATCTAGCAACACCATTGGTAACACGAAGGTCTTGCATATAACCTGTAAAATATCCTGTACTCGCTGATTGAGAACCAATATATAAAACACTATTGTTTATAGTAAAATTAGTTGAAGTTGACACAGATCCATATGATGTACCATTTTTAAATATTTTAAGTGTACCTGAAGAGCGAGAAACTGCCCAATGCACCCAGCCATCAGAAGTACTATTTGTTACGGTTGCAGTTAAAACAGTACTAGTACTTGAATAAAAATAAACCCCGGCGGTATCAGCAGTGAGTAACCAATTGCCTGAAGAATTTGTTCCGCTTAACCAAGTCATTGATGCTCCACCACTAGTAGAATAAGAAAGTGTATTTGCCCAAAATTCAATCGTAAAATCACTAGGAAATGTAGAAAAAGATTTATTTGCTAATACTGTTAAATAACTAGAACCATTAAAATAATAACTATTGGTACCATATTGCTTCACGTTACTATTTACGGATACACTACCAACGTTCACAAAATCATTTATCATTGTACTATCATAAGCACCAACGTTGGTACCAGAAAGTAATAGAGCAGTATTAGATGGACCAGAATAAGATGTATTAGAAGAAACAATTAGTGGTGCTGTAGGTGGTGCAAAATTGGCTGTATAAAGTGCTGTACCTTTTACAATACGAATATTACTTATGTATCCAGGAAAATAGGCACCTGGTCTATTATCAGCACCTATGTATAAAGGACCACCACCATCGACCATTGCGGTACCAATTGTGATTGAATTGCTAGAAACTCCATTAATATATAAGGTTAAAGTTGTTGAATTTCTCACAAAAGCTAAATGATACCATGTATTTGGAGATACAGTCGAATTTGATAAAACTCCTTGAGTACTCGAACCATTGTTAGGACCGGCATAAAATACGATTGTTCCTGAATTTATATACCCCCCATAACTCGGAAAGTTAACTCCATATGTATAATCTTTTAGTAAATAAGCGCAACTTGACGGCAAACTAGTAAGATACATCCAAAATTCAACTGTAAAATTTGGTGCTCCTGTAGAAAGATTTATAGCTGATGTATGAGGTACAACCATATAATCTGAAGTACCATTCAAATAATATGAACCACCATAAGTAGTTGCTGCGGTACTTGTATCAATGATAGGCATCGGTGAATAACCAGGAGCTGCCATGGTAACCACGTTAGCACCAGGTGTTCCGTTATTGGTTATAGTGAAACCAATACCACCATTAGCAGTTGAATTATCGATAAAGGTATTTGATGTAGAACCAGTTTGTAATGTAAGTAATACTGTGTTAGCAATAGCAGTCAATGGAGTATTTGCTGGAGTAAAATTAGAAGTATATAATGCAGTACCATTGACTACACGAAGATTAGATATATACCCATTAAAATAAGTGCTTGTTGGTCCTGGAGAATAAGCACCAATACTTACGAGTGACGGACTAACATAACTATTTGTATCTGTATAAGTGCTACCAACTTGAATACCATTAACAAACAATTTGGTGCTTGTACTTGAACGAGATAAAGCTATATGATTCCAAGTATTTGGTGTAATAGCGGTACCAGTAATAGCTGTTGATCCATTGACCAAATAAATTAATATATTTGTTGACGATGATAAATATAAAACTGGCGATACTTGCGTAGGAGTAGTTCTCATGTCAACGAGGGCTAAATTATTAGATGCATTTATTCCTGTGTTGTAAATCCAACATTCAATCGTGAAACTATTAGTACCAATACCAAATGATACGTTGGATGGTGTTGTTAAATACGCTGAGCTTCCATTAAACTGTCCAGCCCAACTCTGACTAAACGGAACACTCTTAGTAGGCCTTGGTGTACCAGTAACAGTAAATGAATTTGGTGTAGTGTTAGCATCATATGTAACTGTCTGAGTTGACTGTGCAGTTAATAGAACGGTATTAGCCACTACTGTTGATGGTGCTGTTGCTGGAATAAAATTAGAAGTGTATAATGGTGTACCATTAATAATTCTGAAATTAGAAATATATCCTACAAATGGATTATTTAATGAAATATTTGAACCTATAGTTAAAACTTGTCCAGTACTTGAATTTAAAGAACCAGAAGCTGTTGTTGATGTTCCACCTATTCCGTTAACATATAATTGAAGTGTTCCTGAATTTCTTACTATAGCAAAATGATTCCAACAATTTGCAGCTG